GTCTGCCACGATTTCTTTCAGAGTCTTAAGAATCAAGACCGTGAAGATTTCTTGGCGAGTGTCCTCATATTAAAGAAAGGACTCCCTCGACCCCCAAAAAGTTTCGTAGAAACTTCTCTCGAAGAGACGGTAGCTGTGCTGACAACGCCAGCTCAACCTACTGAGTCAAAAACGATGGAAAAGTTAAAGCTTGAAGCTAACTTTGTCGTAGATTCTATCTTTGAGGGGACCCAGCTTACCCCGGATGATGTTTATCATCCTTCTTTTCCTACCACGTCAGCTTGTAACGTCCAACACTTTGGTACGGTCGAGCGTGGGGGTTCCGCAAACGTCATCGCGATGGAAATCCGAGGACGGAATTTGTGGAAACCCATGCTTCCGGAAGAAGTCTTAGTCGGACTCAAGGAGGTGGAGGTCTTTGGAGAACATTCTCGGTTCTTCGGAGACTTTGGAAGAGTTGATCAATCTAAGTTGGATTTCGCAACTTTTTCGGGCTGTACTGATTCAGCCACAGCGAAAGTATTCGATTTCTCTGATTTCAAAGTCAATTATAAGGAGCTCTATAATGAGCTTTTTAAGATCGCGAAGGAAGAGTCGAATGTAGTAAAGCCAGTCGGTCTTTTAGAAGCACTTAAAGTGCGTGTTATTACGAAAGGCCCCCCAGTACGAGGATATGTGTTAAAAATGTTTCAACGTTTTCTTTTTAAGCAATTGAGGAAGTTTGAGATCTTTAAGTTCATTGGAGAACCATTGGACCTAGAAAAGATTGAAAGTTTTCTCGCTCAAATTGACGACAATGAATACTTTTACGTTGATCGTTCCGACTTCGGAGAAGATGAAGTCGATGAAGAGTATGAGCAAAAAGGCTCACACTTTATCAGCGGAGATTACAAATCATCCACAGACTACTTGAAGTCATGGGTTTCAGAATACATCGTAAAACGTATTTTCCTGAACTTGAAGGAAACTTATGTTCCAGGTGATTTCCCCAGTGGATTTCTTGCTGATTTAGAAGAAATGGTGCTCGCCGCACTCACAAAACATATAATTAGTTATAAAGGCGAGAGGAAGGCCCAAGCTAATGGACAATTAATGGGATCAGTAGTATCGTTCCCTATCTTATGCTTGGCCAATGCTACGCTCTGTAGTCTGACAATACGTCGAGACCGTGAGGAGCGGGGTCTGCGAAAGCTTCCCTTCAGAAAGCTTCCAATGAGGATTAATGGAGACGATTGCTTATTGCTTGGAACGGGTCTGTCCTTCAAGAGAAGGTGGCTCAAGTACGGTAGGGCAATGGGTCTCGAGAGTTCAATAGGAAAAACTTATTTTTCAAATCGAATCGCAACTCTCAACTCTCAATGTTTTTACAGAGAGGGTAAGATCTGGAAGAAAACCAGAACTATTAACCTCGGACTGCTTTACGGATATAAGAGATCATCCGAAACTATGGAGTCGCCTGGACTCGATTCCTTAGGACCTTTGTCCCAAGAACTCTTATCTTCTTTCCCTGAAGCTTCGCATCAATATGCATATTTACACAAGCGTTTTCTAGAGCAACACTCGGAGATGCTAAAAAGCACGACTTTGTCTTGGTTTGCCCCACAATGGGCCGGAGGAATAGGAATTCCCGGTCAGATCAGCGAGATCGATCGCAAGATCGTCTCAGCAATAAAATATAATTTTGCTGATCGTGTGGTTAGTATGAAAGACGCCGCCGTTTGGGAGACCCACCGGAGAATCCAGCAGGAATTTAAATTAGAGAAATCTTATTGGACTGGATTCCTCGAGGAGGAGCAAGGATCACTCAGCTATAACTCATCCCTTACCTGGGATCGAGATGTTGACTTTTCTTGCACTCTGCTTAGGGGAGGTCAAACTTTTGAGACGGAATATAGTTCAATATACAGCCTTTGTGCTGTTTTATTGTTTCTTAATTCCGCCGCATTAACATTCAGCCATGGCTATATCCACGGAGATAGTCTGATTGCTACTGACTTGCACAGAGATGGTAAGTTCATAGAGCTGCTGATTAGGGGACCCCTCACAAAGCAAGATGAGCATTATAAGCTCTTTCTTCCAAAGGAGGACGGTAAGAGAACAAGATCAAAAGAACAATTATCCGCAATTAAGCGTAATGAGATCTTGTGGCACAAGACACTACATAAACTAGGTAACCTCAACTATGAAATTTTGAGTGACTCAGACCTTCAGTCTGAGCCTAAGAGGCTCTACCCGGCGTGCATGCATCTTCGTGATGGATTGCAAACTATCAATTCAAGGGCTATTCCCGACCAAATCGAGACGACAAAAGATATCGTCCTAGACTTAGTGGATTCTCAAGAACCACGCCCCCTTAGGGCAGGGGGCCTCGACTTGGCTTGCGACAAGGAGGAGGAGGCGAACTTTCGATGGGCTTCTTTACAGTGCGTAAAGAAGATTCCGATCGTTCAACCGTAACTTGTTGCCTGGTGTGGAATAAAGTTCGTAGGTACCAGGACC